TTCAGTACCTGGTTATGATCCAGATGCACAAGCATTCTTGACAGCTACAGGTATCACTGACGTTACTATTTCGGATGCAATTAATGCTTTAGTCGTAGATCTTAAAGCAGCTAGTTTATGGACTAAATTCTATGCAATTTGGCCTATAGTTGGTGGAACTGCTACAACAACTAAATATAACTTAATAGATCCACAAGACACTGATGCAGCATTTAGAATGACTTGGGTTGGAGGATGGACATTTGATGCTTCTGGGGCTAAGGGTAATGCTTCTAACACTTATGGAAATACCCACTTTGTAATGTCAACAGATTTTGCAGATCCGCAAAATGTATCTATAGGTCATTATAGTTTAGATGGAGTAGCAGCAGTTCAAGCTTATATAAATACTGGAATTTCAGCAAGAGCTACATTTACTGGAAGTTGGGGTTACTATAACGATTTAGGAATAGGTGCTAATATTGGAGTTTTTGATCCGTATGGTGAAGATTATAGAGTTGGGATATTTACTGCAGTAAACTCCCAAGGATTAAACTGGAGTGAAAAAGAATCAGCTACATCTAATAAAATTTATAAAAATAGCACATTAACTGCATCTAATACAGCAAATACCTCTTCAGCAACTATACCAAGCCAACCTTTATTTTTAGGAGCAAGAAACGAGGAACAGTATAACGGATTTCCTAGTTTTGCAAACGTGTCAGGTAACACATTTGCATTTGCTTATATTGCAGATTCTATTGGAGCTTCTAACGCATCAACATTCTACACTATAGTTCAAGATTTCCAAACAGCATTAGGTAGACAAGTATAATTTATATTATGAAAGTAAAATTATTAACACCGGAACAAACAAATTTATTAATAGGTGCTGAAATAGCAAATAGCTATTTCGCTAATCCATTTTTAGATGCAGATGGAAATAATGTGTTATCCATTCAGGAATCAGATTCGGTTACTAATCCAGATTACTTATGGATTAAAGAACTACCAGAAATAGATTATAGCCCAATTCCATTTGACCTTTCAGAATTTAATGTCAACTAACAACTAAAACATATTTAAGAACATGGCAGAATACAATTTTAATTCATTAGGGCAGGACAACCAAACCAATATGGTTCCCAACCCAACAATACCGCTAATTTTTAAAGTTCGCGGATACCCTTGGGAATCGTATGGGCAGGGGAACGATTATCCTTCTTTTATTACAGAACTTTATGCTAAGTCTGCTATTAACCGTAGAGCACTACAAGCTAAGATCTTGGGTGTGTTTGGTGAAGGTCTAAGAACAATAGATCCTAATTTGGAATATGTGTTGGGACGAGCTAATGACGAAGAATCTTGGAACTGCGTATTCGAGAAAATCGTAACAGATTACGAAATATACGGAGGATTTGCTGTTAATGTTATTTGGAATGCTACAGGGGAAAGAATTCATAGTTTCTACCATTTACCATTTCCATCTATTAGATCTGGCGAGATAGATCCTAAAACAGATAAAGTTGAAAGCTACTACTATTCTAGTAACTGGAACAACTTTAGAAAGTTTAGACCGATAGAATATCAAGCATTCGATCCTAACTGCGCATTAGAAAAAAGTTCGCAAGTGCTTTTCTTTATGGATTACAATCCCCAATCCCAGTATTATCCTATACCTAGTTATTCCGGGTCATTACAGGACATTACAATCGATGTAGAGGTAAGTAACTTCCATTTAAGCAATTTAGCTAACGGGTTAAATCCAAGTCTTGTAATCAACTTTAAAAATGGTGTGCCCTCGATAGAGAACCAAAAACAGATCTACGATTCGTTAACTGCTAATTTCTCGGGTACACAAAATACAGGCAGATTTTTCTGCTCGTTTAGTGATGGTCCAGAACAAGCACCAGATGTAATTCCTATCACAAGCGCAAACGATACCTACTATGTGCAACTTGAGTCTAGGATAACAACTCGAATTCTTACGGGGCACGGCATAACTAGTCCTTTGCTATTAGGTTTGTACCACGAAGGAGGAAGCGGATTAGGATCTAATAAAGACGAAATCTTAGTTTCTTACGAGACATTTAAGAACACAGTACTTAGACCAGACATTAAAGCACTTTTAAAACCTATGGATCGTCTTATGAAGTACTACGGTTACAATACTAAGCTTTATGTTGAACCACTTAAACTATTCCCAGAAGGTAAAGACGCAGTAGATAATTCAGTAGAAGTAGCAACAGTTTAAAAATATAAATCAAAAAAATGCAACAAGTACTTTTTGTCAGTCAAGAGAGACTCGAAGCTTATACTTCGTTAAACACCAATCTGTCACCGGCGGATCTTCAGCCATACGTTTTCGACGCACAAAATATAATGATGCCTCATTATTTAGGTGGTACCTACTATAATGCGCTAAGAGATAGAGTTATTGCAGGAACCCTTACTGCTGCTGACGAAAATTTACTAGATGTTTTCATAGGACCTTACCTTTGTAATTACGCTTACTATATGGCTTTACCATTTGTGTGGGCAAGATCGTACAATAAAGGAGTAATGAAAGCCACTTCTGAATCTGGAGTTAGTTTAGAACTTGATGAATTTAAGTTCTTGCAATCCCAAATTAAGTCGATTGCAGAAAGCTACGCAGGACAGATGGTTAACCATCTAATAACAAATTCGCAAGAATTTCCGCTGTATTCTCAGGCCCTTATAAAAGATGGGGAGCTCCCTGATCGTAGCTCACCATTCACAGCTAATATAGTAGTTCCTGGCCTAGGTTACGGGGTTAGAAGGTTAAACGGTTACTACGGAAACGGTTTTGGTAACGGATATTGGGGCGGACTTTATAACGGATTAGATTGCTACAACCTTCCAAATGGGTAATATGAAAGATAACAATAAGAACACTAAGCCAAATTCTTTAGGTGTAAAGCTTTCTAAGGCTTACAAATCTACGGAACTTAATGAACTTAAATTAAAAGCTTATTTAGCTGCTGTTAAACCTTCTAAATCTTAAACCTTGATATTCGAAAGTCTATTTCAGTGTACCTACCCAGTTCCAACTGAACCAATTGAATTTAGAACACACCCAACAATACCAGAAATAGAAGCAACCCGTTGTGGTTTTGTTAGGTGCAAGAATGAAGATTCCAGAATGGATGTTTACACTTCTAAGACAACAGGAGCCATTGTTATGGAGTGTTGGACTGGACAAGTGCTTCCGCCTTACACTAATGTGCGTCACAAGAACTTAAATCCATATGATTTCCATCTGGACAATCTAGAAATTTTAGTTGTCGACGATCCAGATAGAATAGCAAACGAAAAAATTTTCCTAGAGAATACAGTGGATCAGATGTTGCTTAGAGAAGAAATGTTTGGCGAATATCGTGATATGGAATCTTACTTTAGACAATTAGGAGTACCACAAAAGTTCATTAAAGCTTGGATGAAAAAATCCAAGCAATATAAATCGAAACAATTTGAAAACGCTTTACTATAAACTATGTTCGAATTAATTTTAATGTTTTCCAATTTGTGATTTTAATGCTTCACGAACAGAAAAGGTCTAGGTAACTAGGCCTTTTTTTTGTGGTATTTTCTATATTTTCTGCTAAATACTATGAAACAATATCTCTTTTTGTATATATAGTCTATAAATTATTAAATAAACAATATGGAACAGACAGATTTTACAAACGAAGAATGGAGGGATATCACCTCTTACAATGGTATTTTTTTAGGAAGTTATCAGGTTAGCTCTCACGGTAGAATTCGCGGATTAAGCGAAAGAAGAACACTCGACGGCGGAATTATGAAGCTAAAAACCACAAAGCACGGTTACAAATGGATAGGGTTAAGTGTTAAAAGAAAACACGGATTAAAGTCTAGAATAATTAGTATTGGTGTTGCTAGATTAGTAGCATTCGAATTCGTACCTAATCCAAATGATTACACAGAGGTGGATCACCTAGACCATTCGAAGGACAACAACCACTACACCAATTTACAATGGATCGAACACGATAAAAATTGTAGACGTTCGCAAGCTTACATCTATAAGATCTGGTTTAAAGACAACCCAGAAGAGATTTACCAATTCAATTCTAGAAGACAGGTGGAACTGTTTATCGAGGAAAGATTAAACAGAGAAAACAAGATTAATGTAAGTTACATTATTGCAAACCGTCAGGGTAAGTATTCTAAAGATGGTTTCGCTATCACTTCTGAAAAGTTAACTGGAAAACAGTTATTCAGACAGCAAAAGAAAAGTAAATAAATTAAAACAACAAAAATGGAAAACGAAGAAATTTGGAAAGATATTCCAGGTTATAAAGGATATCAAGCATCCACTTTAGGTAGAATAAGAAGTTTAAAATTTGGTAAATGCAAGATCATAAAATTAAACTACAGTAATAATACCGGGTATGCTAAGGTTACGTTGTTTAACAATGGCAAAAAAATGTCTAAAGCTGTGCATAAAATGATAGCGATAACATTTCTTGATCACAAACCTGAGGAATCAAATTTAGTAATTGATCATATTTCGGGTCAAAAATTGGATAATAGGTTATGTAATTTACAGGAATTACCGATTAGAGAAAACCAACATAAGTCAATGAACAAAACAAATAATACTAGCATTTACATAGGAGTAAGTAAAGCTACTGGTAAAAGAAATAAATCCTGGGTAGCAAAAATAGGATTTAATAGTAAGAATATACATTTGGGATATTTTAAAACACCAGAAGAAGCATCAGCAGCATATCAAGAAGCATTAACTAAGATCAATAATGAATTATTGTAAAATATTTTTTTTACCCGTAAACGCATCTTACATTTGCATTAACATTAAAAAATAACAATATGTCATTAGAAAACAAAATCGAAGAATTAACAACACAGATCGAAGAATTAACACAATCTGTAAACGAACTAGCCTATGCTCTTAAAGGAGAGATGAACGACCACCTAACAGATGCCATCATCTATCTAGCAAAAGAAATGGAGCTAAAAAGAAAGAAAGAAAGTTCAATGTAATGAACCAGAAACTATCCCAAAAAGAGCAGGAGTATATAAAACTCCTGCTTAAATCCAAGCCGGTAGATAAACCGGAGGTTAATAAGAAATGGTTAGACAATCATGTAAAAACCTTATTAACAAAGTA